TCGCGGCCCGCTGTTCAACTGTATGCCGGCTGTGCGGACTTGTAATCTGACCGTTCAGCTTATTCTCGAGAACGCCGAAATGGCGATTGGTGGCTTCTACACCGCCGAGGATGACGGCGTCGTCAATCCCGATACGATAACGATCCAGCCGGGGACAATTGTTCCAGTCGGCCCAGGCTCGAAGGGGCTGACCCCGATTGCACCGGCGTCGAAGTTCGATGTCGCGCAACTGATCCTTCAAGATATGCGCGCCAACATCAAGCGTGCGCTCTACAACGAAATGCTGGGGAACCCTGAGAACACCCCGGCCAGTGCAACCGAAGTGTCGGTTCGTATGCGTGACTTGTCTCGGCAGATTGGGGCGGCCTATGGCCGACTGACGAGCGAGTTTGTGTTCCCGTTCATTCGTCGGGTGTTGTTCCTGTTGCGTCGTGCGGGTCGGATTAAACTACCATCCATCAATCACCGGGTCGTGAAGCCGACGCCGAATAGCCCGCTCTCTCGAGCCCAGGCTTTCGACGAAGTTCAGAACATCGACCGCTTTATGACGATGGTTGGTCAGAAGTTCGGGCCGCATTTGATGAACGTGTTTGTGAAGGGCGAGGCCGCGGTGCCCTATATCGCGCGGAAGATGGAGGTTCCTGCGACGCTGCTTCGGTCCCCTGCCGAGCAACGGAAGATCGCAGAGACCGGAATGCAGATGGCGCAAGGAGGCGCATCAAATGGAAACCCGAGCCAAACAGGAGCACCGTCCAGCGGGGCCTGACGGGATCGTTCGCTCCCCTGAAGTGGAGAGTGAGCTTAATCGCGATATTGCGGCAGCTTTTGCGACGCCGCCTGGTCGGAAGCTAATGGACTATTTGCGATCGATCACGCTCAATCGCGTGCTTGGTCCCGAGGCAACCGACGCCCACCTTCGGCACCATGAAGGGATGCGAACTCTCGTCGCGATCCTTGAGGTCCGCACTCGGCTCGGAGCCGATGTCATGCGGTCGATGACCGCGAAACCGGAAGAAGGGAAATCCAATTGAGCGGCGAACTCGAAATCGGCAAGCCTGGTCCCGCCGATCCGGCCACCTTGCAAGGCGGCAATGACGGCGCGAGCAGGACCGGCGGAAAGAATGAAGGCGACAGCTACAAGTCGAACAGTGACGCTCGGCCGGATTGGCTGCCGGAAAAGTTCTTCAAGGACGGCAAGCCCCAGGTGGAGACGCTTGCCAAGGCGTACACCGAACTCGAGCGCACCAACACGCGCAAGATCGAAGATGTGCGGGCCGAGGCGCTCAAGAGCCTGATGGAGAAGAGCGAGCGTCCGAAGGCGGCGACCGACTACGCGCTTCCCGAAAAGCTGCCTGAGTTCATCAACAAGGATGAGCTGGCGAAGCACCCGCTCACCCAATGGTGGCGCACCTTCGCTTGGGAGCGCGGGTTCAAGCAGGACGAGTTCAACGCTGGTCTCGAGAAGTATCTGATAGCGGCCGCGCCTCAGATGCCGGATCGCGATGCCGAGATCAAAAAGCTGGGCGACAACGCTCAGCAGCGCATTGCGGCGGTTCGCGCTTTCGTCGACAAGAACGTGACCGACAAGGCCGAGCTGGATGCGATTGACCAGGTGGCAATCACGGCCGCTGGTGTCGCCGCCATCGAGCGCCTCATGCGTCTCGCCGGCGATCAGAAGATCGACGACGGCAAGGGCGGCGGAAACGCTGGCAATGGCGAGCCGGTAAAGACGCGGGCTGACATCGAGAAGATGATGCAAGACCCTCGCTATTGGAACCCGGCGCGGCGCGATCCTGCCTTCATCAAAGAGGTTCAGGATTGGTTCGAGAAGAACACGCCTAAGCGTGGTCGCCAATGAAGGTTCGGCTTTTCACCGAGGCTGATCTCGCTCCCATGATTGCCTTGGGGGCGAGGATGCACAAGGAGAGCGCGTTCGCCGCGCTCCCCTACTCGCCTTCAAAGCTGACCGACCTGGGGCACCAGGCGCTTACGCGTCCCGATGTCATCGGTTCGTGGGTGGCGATCAGTGAGAAGGACGAGTTGGCCGGCATGATCGTGGTGGCCAAGACCGAGTTCTATTTCAACACGGTCCCCTATTGCACCGATCTTCTTTTTTACATCGCGCCCGAATATCGCGGATCGAGCGCGGCCATGCGGCTCCTGGCTTTCGCTCGAGAATGGGCTCGTCAGCAGAGCTGCGTGCAGATGCGCTTCGGCGACACAGCGCTCATCAACAGTGAGGCGGTGCATCGCCTCTACACCCGAAATGGCTTTAAGCCTGGGGGAACACTGTTCGTCGCCGATCTTGTCACTTGACATGGAGCCCGTGCGCGCGGCACACGCTCGCGCACGCAGGCCCTCTGACCTGACACGCGGAGCCGCTTCGGCGACAACTCAGACGCGGCCAGTTCTGGACAACCTCGAGACCCCGAAACTTAACTAGGGAAACGAGCATGTCTCAGGACATCAACGATAGCTTTGTTACGCAGTTCGAGAGTGAAGTCTTTGCCGCCTATCAGCGCATGGGCTCCAAGCTCGCGAACACCGTTCGTCGCAAGATGAACGTCAAGGGCTCGACCACCACCTTCCAGAAGGTTGGCAAGGGCGCTGCCTCTCAGAAGTCGCGCCACGGTAACGTGCCGACCATGAGCATCGACCACACGCCGGTTAGCTGCACGCTCACCGACTACTATGCGGCCGATTACATCGACAAGCTCGACGAGCTGAAAATCCAACACGACGAGCGCGGTGTTGTCACCATGTCGGCTGCGGCGGCTCTCGGGCGTACTTCCGACAGTCTGATCCTGACCGCGATGGATGGCACGACCAACACCGACACTGATGGCGGCGGCACGGGCCACACCATCACCAAGATCGAGGATGTCTTTGCCTACTTCGGTGAGAGCGATGTCCCCGACGACGGGATGCGGTTTTGGGCAACTTCGCCGGACGGCTGGGTTGACCTTTTGTCAATCGCTCCGTTCACAAACGCCGACTACATCGGCTATGAGGACTTGCCCTACAAGGGCGGCATGGTCGCCAAGCGGTTCCTTGGCTTCGTGTTCTTCATGCACTCTGGCCTGCCGACCACTGGCGGCAAGCGCCAGACCTTCGCCTGGCATACTTCTGCGGTTGGTCAGGCGTCGGGCTTGGAGGTCTCGACCGAGATCAACTACGTGCCCGAGAAGGTCGCGCACTTGGCCAACAGCATGATGTCGCAGGGCGCGGTGCTCATCGACGCCACCGGCTGCTACGAGGTGCAGATTACCGAATAACGAGCGAGCGCCGGCGCTCCCGGTGCTTTCCTCTCAACGGAGAACCGAACAATGACTTTCGCTTTGGCAAACCTCTTCAAGATCGGCGGGTCGAACCCCTCGCTCTACATTCACAAGAGCGCCGATCCGCACACCACGGCGGACGACAGCGGCTATTTCAATCTGGCCTCTGACTGGATGATGAAGGGTGACGTCATCATCACCGTCGATACCAACCTGAACACGATCCAAATCCTCATGGTCTCGAGTGCCGACAAGGCTGCGACCGTGACGACGGCAAAGCTCGACATTGGCGCGTAAGCCGATCTGAACTGATCGTCCCATCAAGGGGAGGGGTGTTCCCCTCCCCTTTTTGCATTGAGGGCCACGATGTCTGTCACCGAAATCGACCTGTGCAATCGCGCTCTTTCGCTAGTAGGGGGCGAGCGCATTACCTCGCTCGAGGACGACACAGCGGAGGCGGAAGCCTGCCGCGAGCTTTACCCCTTCGAGCTCGACAATCTGCTTGGGCTCTACGAGTGGCGTCACGCTTCGGGCAGCTCGCAGCTTGCGCGGCTGGTGGACGAGCCTGAACACCAGTGGGATGCGGCCTATCAATTGCCGGCGGGTATTGCGCTCTTGCAGGGTGTGTTCGTCAATGACGAGCCTATCCCGTTCGAGCGGTTCGAGAACCGCGTGCTTTGCAATGCCGGCACGAATGACATTGTGGTTGCCAACTACACCTTTGAGCCGCGACCGGATCGGTTCCCGCCGTTCTTTCGCTCAGCTTTGGTTCTGGCGCTGGCTGCGTCTCTTGCGCTCGCGCTTCCCCAGGACGCGTCGATGTCAGAAGCCCTGTTGAAGCGGGCGGATCGCGCCATCGCCTTCGCGAAGAATAAGGATGCTCAGGGCCGGTCGGCTCGCAAGTTCAACACCAACCGCTTCATTGCTCAGCGTCGGAGTGTGCGGCTTTGAGGAAGC